CAACAAAAAGATTTAATTTAAAATATTCCTCTCCTAATCCAGTATTTAAAACCTCAACAGAAGATACCGATGCATTTGTTTCTGGATTAATATTGCTATATATCTGATTACCTATTAAATTTTCTGGATTTCCTGATATTTTATCAACTATTAAAACTTCTTTTCTTATGTAATCTGCAGATGATGGTTTAATTAAATAATTTTCTAAATTAATTATTTTAGAATCAACGCCAAAAAGAACTCTCAATAAAATTTTAAAAGATTCATTAGTGCCTTTTGCACCATAAAAAGAATTAATTCCTTTTAAGAAATTTCCTACATTTAGATCAGAAACAAATTCTCTATTTTCGAATCCGGGAGAAAAAGTATATTTTATTTTGCTATAAAGCTCTTTTAAAAATAAGTTACTTAGATTTTCAATTTGTGAGTTTTCGGGATGTGAAGAACTACTTGTTTTAGTAAAAATTAATTCACCTTCATTCTCATCATCATGATAATTTGTAATTGCACTAAATCCACGGACACAACCAATAAAACTAGTTGATGTTAAATCAGTATATGTAATAATTTCATCATTTATTTTCAGAAGTCCATATTCTTTTGGAAATCCTTTCGTATTAGAAACATTGATAACAGTGTCATCAATTCCAATACTTGATGTCAATTCAATAGAATTTGAAATAACTTCTGATGTTAAATTATCTAATTTTAAATATTGATCTATATTCTCTGATATATCAGTGGGACCACCTTGATATTCTTGAGATATGTAATATTGTTTTAAAAAATCTACAAGTTTTGGATTTTCATCCAAAATAAATTCAGGAAGTTGATTATCTATAATATCCTGAACTTTTATTCTTGTATTAAATCCAGTTTGTATCATTTATTAGTCTCTTGTTAGATTTCCGTTGGAATAACTTGATGTAAAATAATCTCTACTAAAAACAGTTCCAGAAATTTCTTCTCCCGAAGAAATAACATCTCTTATCATATTTATTTTACTTTTAGAAATATCCAATTGCAAATAAAGATCTCTAAGAGCAACTACATCATTAGATTCTGGAAATGCTTGGATTTCTATAATATTATCTGGCAATACTGTAGAATTTATAATCAATGTTCCAATATTTATTTCTCCTTTAACATAATCAACTGTACCAACATCTTTTACAACAATTACAATATCCTCACCCGATTTCTTTACGATTGAAATAATTCCAGTTTCCAAATCTTTATTTGGAGTGTCTGTAAAGTATACTGTGCTTGATTGATTGGGAACAGTAAATCCTGTTGATTTAATGTTAAAACCAGATTGTTTTACATGAAATCTATTTCCAAAACATAACTCATATTGAGTATATTGATTAAGAAGAACATTTAAATTTCTTCGTATTTTAATTTTAGTAATATTTGAAGTGATAGAGTTATCTGTTTTATCGATCACTTGCATCAATTTACTATATTTAAATCTACCACCAAACTTATTAATTTCTACTGATTCTGAATACTTATTTAAAGAGTTTAAAATTCTTGTTTTTAATGTTTCTGCAGATGAAATTTTATTATCATCATAATATACATAAGAATCTAATTCCACATACAAATATTTAATATCAACTATTTTTTGATTAATTCCAGAAATAGAATATTTTTTTATTTCTGATAGTATTTTATTTTTATTGAATTCAGAAACAAATGAACCGTTTTTTGGTTTTATTGCAATTTGTACATTTCCATATTGTGGAGGGTCTAATTCTTCACCCCCAACAACTGAAACTGAATCTGCATCTGGATATATTTTTTTAATAATTGAAGAATAATCTTCCGCAGTTACTGCTCTATTTTGTGTTGAATAAATTCTTGGAGCATAATATTTAATTGAATCTACTGATTCAATATCAGCACCATTTTGTGCTGGTGAAATTGTAGTAATAGAAATGGGATTTGGTGAAACTACATTATCATTACTGTCCACGAGTGTTCCTGAAAAGGAAAATACTCTTGGACCATTACCATCTTTTCCATCTGTAATTATATATTCTGCTGTAATAATACTATCATGTTCTAATTTTTTTCCAAATATACCATCACCAAAAAATAGTTCATACTTTTCATCTTGTACTTCTTGAATAAAGCAAATCTTTGTACTTTTATCCAAGTTTAAGATATCTTTTGCAATTTTGTATTCAGTTCCAAGACCTTGCTCTAAAATTGAGTCTTTTACATATATTTTTAACTTATTAGTGTCTATAAAGGGGTTATTTAATATAAATCTTTGATCTGAAGTAGAACCATCATATCTAAATGTTTTTATTAGAAAAGTGCCTTGAGATATTTCAATGTTTTCAAAAATTGCTCTTCTTACTCCATTTACATTTTCTGTTGGGGATTGAATATCATCTACAATTGAAAATAAATATGAACTATCATTAGTTTGTCCAATACAAACTAAACCTTTCTTTAAGGTCAGTGTTGGAGTTTCTGTATCCTGAACATCAACTGTAAATGTTACAGTTGCCTTTGCAGAATTTCTGGATTTTGGTACGTATCCGATATTCCTTGCTAATGAAACGACATTTTCTCTTACTGTTGCAGAGTCTAGAAAAGACTCATTAACAATCATATTAGAGTTAAATGCTGTTATATATGTATTATAAGCAAGAGTATCTATTAAAACCGAAAAATTGGAACCATCAAAGTCAAATCCACTAAAATCTGAATTTGCACGAAGATAATCTTTGATGGAATCTTTAATTTGATCGAAATCTAGATTTGTAAACTTTGTAAAAGGCATTTTATTATCTTGTTGCCTCTAGTAAAAATGAATATTCTTGTGTTGGAAACTCTTGCCCTATTATATCAAATATTATTTCAACATTAAAAGCATTTTGGTCTGGTAATGGTGTTACATCAATTTGAGTATTTTCAATTCTATCTTCAAAATTTTCTAATGACACTTGAATTTGATCAGCAATTACAGAAGCAGTACCAAAATCTACAAAATCAAATAGACTTGATCTAACATCACTTCCAAATAAAGAATTAAAAAATTTTTCACCTGGAATTGTTTGAATAATATTTTTTACTGATCTGCGAATTGCTGATTCATTTTTTAAAACTTGCAGATCTTTTGTTACAGGGTGTGGTTCAAAAGATAAACTAATATCTTTAAAAGATCTTGATATCTTTTGAATCGCCATTGGTAAAGAGCTTTCTCAATTTATTTATAACTCATTCTTTAAGATTTTTTTGCCCTTTTTTGATATCATCATGCATAATTTCCTGAAGAACTCTTTCTTCTGGGTCATCATTGGTTTTATGTGGCAATGACCAGTAGTCTGTTGTTAAACTTGTCGTTCCCCATACTTCTCTCATAATGTTTTTACTCCTATCGACGGGTGAATTTGCCATTTTTGCCTCTGTTTATTAAAAACAGAACTTTTTGAGGGGTTTCTATCCCTACTTTATATTTATTTTATCCAAAAACCTTTACGCAAATAGTCAGAATCTTTCACATAATGATAATCATCATCTAATTTGTGATTGAAATTATCCCATATAGGTATTGCTTCCGTATTATTGTACCTAAAATCAGGATTTTGTCGAAAATGTACTTCGATTAGTTTATTTCCTATAAATTCACAGTTAATCCAGTCATAATTCCCCTTTAAATCATTTAAAATTAAAGGAAAATTAACCTTGTAATCAATTTTTTTCCATTTTTTCCATTTATATAATGGACTATGCTCATCACGAATTCCTAATACCGATAATTTTATTTCTTTGTTACAAAAATCAACACTGATGTGATCTCCCTTAAAGATTTCGCACCAAAATTCTGCAGGATGAAACTTGTCAGTAGTTTTGTCAATGTATTCGATACGAGCAAAACGTCCCATACCAAGTAAATTCATACAAGGACGTATAATATAAAAGTCAGAATTAGGAACATCGATACCAGTAGGACCGCATGTATAACCTAACTTCTGACTTAAAATTAATTTATTATATACCCAAAGGTCATCATGATGGATTTGATTCCATTCCTGATTTCCTTCTAAGTACATTTATCTCCCTTGACCCCTATAAGCCTTCTTCTTTCCATTACGAGAAGTAGCTGCATATTTTGTGTTTTCACTTGCCCCTTGACGAGTTTTTTTGGGTTTGCCAGGAACATAACCAGTTTTTATCAAACCAATCTTTGCACGAACTGCCATAATAATTAATCCTCCTTCATGATTGTTTTTAAATCTATTGGTCTTGGTGAACCTTCCAGATAATAATTCTCTGAAAGTTCACCTATTATATCCATGTACTCATGTTCTGTCAAATTTTCATGTATTATTTTTCCCTTATGGAGAATTGTATATTTTGTCATCGATATCAGATCACTCTTGTCTTTTCGTGACCAACTCTAATACGAGGATCGCACCAAATTTCATAACCTGCTGTGATTGCATCAAGACAGAAACTTACATCCTCTCCACACATATCTTGTACACTGCCAGATTCAAAAACTTGCATCTTGGGAGCAAACCATGGATACTTCATTTCTTCATTCTCAAAAACACCATGCTTGATTAATACCCACCCAAATCCTGTATAGTCAACAGTGAATGGTTTACGACGCTTGCTGATGCTTTCAATTGTCTCATGATTCATCACACCTCCATTCCCTCGGAAGTCCTCTTCGTCTAACCAGTGTGCCACTGAAGTCGTTTTACCGTCCTCTGTACAATACCAACCAGCAGCAATGTCTTTATCCATTAATACTAATTGATAAAATTTTTGAGTGTTGAATACAATGTCACTATCAATCCATAATTGATAATCATATTCTAATTTACCATCCCACGGAATTTGATTCGGTCCTCGCAGTACATTCGCTCCTAAACATTTGCATCTTGCAAAGTTTACCATCGATGAATAATCTTGCGAAATTTGAATGCTTGCTCCGCACTGTACTAAGTCAAAACAAAGTTGTACAAAACTTTTCAAGTATTGGTAGGAAACGCCTCTTCCAGGTAGACAAAATACTACTGTCTTCCCTTTTAGCATCTCTTTTGCTAAATCATAATCCCATTCAGGTGCAGCATCTGTTGGAGCATTTGCTTTTACTGTAAATCCTTTAGCCATAATAGAAATCGGTTACGTCAGTATCATACCCTATTATGTATAACATGTCAATTTACTCAGTACTACTTACGATAATGCAATTATTGTCAACCTCAATATTTACTTCCGTACCCTCATACCACTTATTCTCATCACAAATCCACTGAGGTATTACAATATAATGCTCACCAGATACTTGATCGATCTCTATGGTCGTAAAATTTTCTGCGGGATTTTTTTGCATATCTTTGAACCCTTGTGCCATTTTTTATATATGAAAAAATTTTTTTATGGGAGTGTTAATCATTTCTTTTTTTTCTGATATATCCATTCATCATTTTGCTTTATCCATGTAGTACCATCAGCACGAGTTCTAATAGTTCCATCAGGTAATGGTTTTCTTTTTGGTTTATTTTCTTTCGAACTTTTTCCTCTGGGTTTAGGATTGTTTGTCTGATATACCCATTCACCATTTTGTTTTATAAAAGTACGGGGTTTTCCATTTACTTTTCTTGTTGTAACAGTTCCATCAGGTAAGGTATTCCAAGAAACTCCCTTTAATCCCTTATTCCAAGGAGGTCTAGTGCTTGGAATTAAAACCCAATCACAATCTTTCTTAATATAATTACTAGAATTTCCTTTTGCTTTCCTAATACTCCCTTCTGGTAAACCCGTTGCCTCCATATTTTCTTTGTGTGTTCCCCATTTTAAATTTTTATAATGATTATTCCGATTATTATCATCTAAATGCAATATCTCAGTATGTCCTTCTGGGTTAGGAACAAATACTTCTGCTACCAATTGATGAATACTTCTTTTAATTTGTTTCAGATATTTTCCATTTTCATCCCGTACTGAAATATTAATACATTCATATTGAAATTCTGGACGACCTGGACAACCTCTGTATCCAGGTTTTAGATATATCAATCCATATTCGTTAATTTTGCCGTAGTGACCATTTCTGTCATATTTGCCAGGTTCTCGATAAGCTTTGCCGTCTTCAGTAATATAATACCCAGAATACTGAGTCTCTCTCATGTTCTCGGGAATTTTTATGGGGGGATAATTAAAGTTCTTTGAATTCTTTAATGCCTTCTTTCTTGCCCATTCTTTATTATATTCTCTCTTCTTTTGCAAATCCTTATACTGCATAATTTTTTCTGAAATTTTTTTATATTGAAGGTATTTGAAATACAATTATAGCACAATATATAGATGCCTTCCGTAACACTTTGTAGACTTAAGGGACCCATCGATTTTATATACGGGTAGGGGGCACGGCGGGCATCACATAAGGGGGGCATATACCCCCCAACTGGTGATTCACGAACGAATGATTATGATGCTGTCGATGATAGCAATCTGCGAATCTCTCTCTCTACTTGATTCAATGCATGACGACAGGAAGGTGTCGATGCGGTGTGAATCTTCACCCCTGTGTGATGCTTCCAAACTAAATGATTTTTTGAACGATGTAACTCAAACCCATTGGATTGCATGAGTTTAGTGAGTGCCTTCTGATGTTTCATGATGTCAGATAGGGAAAGAAATACGGGGTGCCTCAGGGTTACAACGATATCGATTTGTGCTGCCCTTATATGATGAAAATTTTCCCGCATGAAGGTAACTAGGAAATGCTTCATTATTCTCAGAAACCCACACTGTGTGACGGGTAGAAAGTGAAGATGCGATACGAAACATGATGAGAGGAAAGTAAAGAGAAATCAGGAGAGGGCAAAGGTATTGACCCACTGCCCGACCGACTGACGAGGGTCTAGAAGACGGAGCATGTCACGACGACGCACGGTGTGGTCACTATAGTGACCCGATCGCCATTCGATTGAGATGGAACGACGACGGGGACGGATACGCATGGAACGAACGGCAGTGCTGGGGACGTGCTGCCAGTCAATCCAAGTATTCAGAAGACGCATGGGGTGCTTTGCTTTGACCCTTCTAAGATACAGGAGGGGGGTGACCCCTTCTGTATCAACGGATACCATTTACGATATTAGTTTGAAAACGGGTATTTTTGAAGTTAGCAACACTGAAACACTGACGATTGACCAACTTAAACGTACCGAACTCACAGTCTAGGACATAACCCTCAGCAGAGATTTCCTCTTGACCGATGAAGGCACGGGGACCAACATTACGGCACTGTGCCATCAACTCATC